TAACGTTAACAACAGCAGGTGCAGATACAGGACCTTTTAATCTGTATTCAAATACAGATAGTTATGTCACAGCATTTCAAACAAATATAGCAAAGTCTCTATTGGTTGCTGGATATACAAGTACAGTGGTACCAGCAGGTACAACAACTGTACGTGTAAAATCTACAGGATTATGTACTACTTATGTAGATTTATTCATTACAGGTCCTAGTACTACAACTACCACTACCACAGCGCCTATAGGTCCAACAACAACTACTACTACAACAGCAGGAGGTCCTACAACTACTACAACTACTACTACCGCTGCTCCAAGTGATCAATGGTATCAACTTACTGATTGTGATACTTTAGCAGTTGATTATTCAGCAATGTATCCGTCATCAGGAACACAGTTTGTATTAAATCAGCGTGTAATTGATCTTGCAAGTACTATTTGGAAAGTTACTCAAATATATACTTCAAGCCCAGGTGGTTCTGGATTGTTTATAGGACCAACAGGTTTTACAGGATGTCCTGGTGATCCTACTACAACAACTACTACTTCTACGTCTACTAGTACATCAAGTACCACTACTACCACTACTACAGCAACACCTACAACTACCACTACTACTACTTTAGTATATTATGCATTCTCATTAACTGCTGGTGGAATTGATTCTGCTACAGCTTGTGCTGATTCTTCTGCTGCTATAACATTATACGGATCTAACATTTCATTCTTAAGTAATGCTACATTCTATAATGATTACACATTGCTTAGTCCATATGATGGAAGTAATTTGTATTACAAAAACGTAGCTAACAATGAGTATGTACAGATTAGTAGCATTGGAAGTCAGACTGCAGCAGGCAGTTGCTAATTTTTAAGATATAAAAAATCCTGTTTGTTGGTTTACAGGATTTCTCCCAGAGTGTAAAATCTCTGGGAGTTTTCATTTTTATAACCAATTTAGTTAAACTATATAACTAATTCAATTACAATTATTTGGTAAATACAGAATTAAATTTCTATATTTAGGATAATTTAACTAAACTACAAGTAGGATGACTGAAAATCAGGACCTGCTTTCTCGTCTTAAAGAACTTTTAAGACGTAAGAAAAGCAAATCTTTCTACGCCTATAGGCTTGGAATAACTGAAAATGAAGTAGATGAATTGTTAAAAGAGATAAGAGAAGGAGACGAAGAACCCAACGATACATTGAAAGCACCATTGTTATGCGAATCTGTTCGCAAGGTTAACAATGAGAAAGGAACAATAGAGAGCATATTAATTCTTGACTTTGAACCTAAAGATGATATAGAACTAGCTGCTCTCCATAAGATCAACTTAGATAAATATGTAATCACTAACTACTGGTCTAAACTATTACCTAATGGTAAGTTTACATCATCAGTCTTCTCTAAGAAAAAAGAGGCTAAAGATTACACAGCTGAGGACTTTGCAAAGTTTTTAGTTAATTATAAATCCAACTACATACCCCAACCAGAACCTAAGATAGAACGTGCTAAGGTTATAGATGTTGAGATATCATTATCTGATTTTCATTTAGCTAAGAGGCACATTGATGGAGATAACTCACCGTCTGTTAGATGTAAAAGATATTTTGAAGCTGCTACCAATCTTATATATGATGTAAAAGCATTGTATGATATTGATAGAATTGTATTCCCGATATCTAATGATTTCTTTCACACAGATAACTTTCAGCATCAAACAACAAATGGAACACCACAAGAAACCATTGTTGACTATGCACATGAGTATGAACTAGGATTTGCTCTACTTGTAGATACAATCGCAATGTTAAAAAACGTTTGTAAAGAAGTACATGTAGTATTAGTACAAGGTAATCATGATAGAACTAAGTCTTATTATTTAGCACACGCTCTAGATGTTTACTTTCACTCAAATCCTAACATATACTTTGATAGAGAACATAGTGTAGTAAAAGCTACTATGTTAGGAGAAACATTTATTGGTTATCATCATGGTAACTGCAAGATTGAGGATCTTCCTTTATTGTTTGCAACCCATCCTGATTACAGTCAGATGTTTGGATATGCTAAGTATAGAGAGGTGCATACAGGAGATAAGCATCATTACATGGCTAAAGAAGTAAAGGGGGTAAGAATACAACAAATGCCTAGTTTATCTGGTACAGATAGATGGCATCAAGATAACAACTTTGTTCATAGTGTTAGAGCGGCACTTGCTTTAGTTTATGACAAAGAATTAGGTAAGATTTCTGAATTTGAATTTAGATTATAAACAATGGCAACATTAAGAAAACTAGTCTCGGATGTGCGTTCTATGCACAAGTTATTATCAACTGATAATTTGATAACAGATAGAGCTATATCATCTGAGGTTAGGAACTGTACTTTATTATTGGTTAAGCGTGAAACAAATCTTCGTAAGCTATGGGCTACAGATACTTTGTTTACCACAATACCATGTTTAGAGATGACTCAAGTTCCTATTTCTGAATGTTGCGATTATGCAGATCCTTGTAACATTGCTAGAAGTGTAGAGAGACTTCCTCGTATTGCTGAAGGTAACTACCAATACCTTATTCAAGGTGTGTGGTCCATTAATGCTATGGGTGGTATGGGTAAGAAGTTTAAAGATATATCAATCAATAGATATATAAACTTACTTAAGTTACCTATTATTAAGAATGAAGATTACTATTGGATAGTAGATGGATATTTATACATTACTAATCCATTTTTACAAAAGATTAGAATTGCTGCATTATTTGAAGACGACCTTTCTCCTGAAGTTAGATACTCTGGTAAATGTGAAGAAGACGTAACTGATGTTGATTGGTGTATGAACCCTTTAGATAGACCATATGCTTGTCCTGGTTATCTTGAGAAACAAGTGTTAGAATTAGCCTCTCAAAAATTATTATCCACTTACTTCAGAATCACTGATGATAAGACTCAGAATAATAATGATGAGCAAGCCGCTGCGCCACAGTACAGAACTAATTCAAGTAGAGCAGATGGCTAGAGTAAAGGTTGATTGGAGAAGCTCCAGTAAAGATAACTACAAAAACTTCTGTAAAAAGAACTCATTAATTCAAATCACATTTGATGAATGGAGAAATATCATTTATTCATTCAGTGATGCATTTAAAAATTATATCTTGGAAAGTGGTGATAAAGCAAAGCTACCTTATGGCTTTGGTGAATTTTCAATTAACAAAAAGAAACGTAAGAGATATAAAATGGTTGATGGGAAAGAAGTTATAAACCTACCAATTGACTGGCAAAAAAGTAAAGAGAAAGGTAAGAGAATATATAACTTTAACTATCACACAGAAGGATATTTTTTTGGTTGGATGTGGTTTAAAGAAAGTACAAAGTTTAGAAATGTAGATCTTTGGTATTTTAAACCTAGTAGAAACACATCAAGATTATTATCTCATTACATAAAGACTGACGATAAATATCAACACATTTATAACGAGTGGAAAAAGTAAAATAAAATGTCATACTACTACAAATACAATTTCATTTCTCCTGAGCCTGTATACTCTACAGTGAGGGAAGAGCTTAAAAGCTACTTCGATACAGGAGCTGTTGATGACTTATTGTTTCCTACTTATTTAGATAAGTGTCTAAAGAAGTTAGGTAGGGCTACTTATGTTATTCAAGAAACAATCTTAGACGTATGTGACTTTGAAGCTAGACTTCCAGATAACTTTATATCTGTAAGAGAAGCTTGGATGTGTTCAGAAGATACATCTAACTATCCATATCAAACTCCCAATTCATTCTATTCTCAAGCAGCAACATCGACAACTATTCAAGTTAGTCCTATTGTTTATGGTGGTCCTTCATGTCCTAGTACATGTTGTGGTAATGTAGGATGTGATGGTTCATGTATGCCTGAAATAATGCAGACAGTATATAAAACTAATCAACAAGCTTATAGATCTATTACTAGACAAGCATTGATGCAACCAGGAAATATTAATGGACGTAACAATTGTACATTAGATTATGGTGGCAATGCTTGGGAGTTTGGTAATAATACAGGACCAGTTAACATTCAGAATACACCATTCTCATCTGCTGGTAATTCATTTGATATTCGTGATAACAAGTTTGTAACTAATGTAAGAAATGCTGTAATACATTTGATATTTTATGTTACAGAATACGATACAATAGGTAATCAATTGATTCCTGATAACTATCGTGTTAGAGAATTTGTAGAAGCATTTCTTAAATTTAAAGTTTTCGAAACCCTATCTAATCAATTAACAGATGAGACGTTTGAACAAATACAGAAAAAACTTGCTTATTATAAAAGCCTTTATGATGAAGCATTCATTATGGCAGACATTGAAATAAAGAAGCAAGATGCTTGGACTAAACAACGTAGAATAAAGAACGATTTGAACAGATTCAATATGTACGAACTGCCAAATAGATCATACAGATATGGCCGCAGAAGAAACAGCTAATAAAAGTAATATAACGCCAAATTATAATGCAGCTCAAACTGGTTTGAACATGGATAACACCATTGGTCAAATTAAGAAGGGTACACTTACGTATGCGTTAAATGCTAATGTTGAAAACTTTGATTCTAATTCTGTTAACTATCAGAATGAAGAAGGAAATGTATTATGCTCTGATGAGGATAATATATTCTTCCCTAATGATTTTGTAGTTATTGGAAATTACTTTATCAATGAGCAGAACAAGCATATATTCTTTTTAGTAAATCCCACTGACAATAAGTCTGAGATTGGATACATGATTAACAATGATTGTGTATATCGTACTCTTGTTAGCTCTACACAAAACGACTGTCTTAATTTTAATATCAATTATCCAATACATAAAGCAGTACACAGAATAACAAACTGTAGCACAGAGATATATTGGACAGATGGATTAAACCCTCGTCGTTATATAGATATTGATAATATACCATGGCAGTCAACAATTATTAATTGTGTAGACGTTGATATTATCCCATTAATGTTAGACTGCAATAAAATAAAAATGCAGCCAAACTTTGATATTCCTCAGATAGCAATAACAAATGTTATAACTGGTGGTGAATTAACTGCAGGTACATATCAATTTGCTATTCAGTATTGTAATGCTGATGGTATTGGATATACATCTTACTATTCAGTAACTAATCCTGTTCCTATTGCGAACACATTAATCATTAGTCCTGATTTCAATTACCCAGTTAATAAATCTATTCTTATTGATATCACAAATATTGATACACAAGACTACTATCAATATTATAATGTAGCTGTAATTAAAACAGTTAATGGTATTACATCTGTTGAGTTGGTTGGCACCTATCTAATAGATAGTGACAATAATCAAATTACATACACTGGTCAAAATCAAATTCAAATCAATTTAACAATTGAAGACATTTTTGAAAAGTTTCCTATTTATGAAATTGCACAAGATGTAACAACTGTACAAGATATATTGATATGGGATCAGTTGACATCTATAGATAGGATTAATTTCCAAAGTGTAGCTAGTCAAATTACATTAAAGTGGGAGTCTTATAAAATAACTGCAGGTGGAAGTTATGCTGATCCTGAAACTGCTGCTTCTCTTAGAGGATATCTTCGTGATGAGGTGTATGCTTTTGAGATAGTGTTCTTATTAAAAAACGGTAAGCAGACAGATGGTTTTCATATTCCTGGTAGAGCATATAATGAAGCAATTGATGGTACAAAAGTTTATAAAACAGGTACTTCAGCTAATGCTGATTTTATAGGAGAGCCTGTAGCTACAGATGCTCAAGGTGAATATAGTCCCAAGTGGATGATTTATAATACTGCTGATGTAGATCCAGTTACTCCTACTGGTCCTACAATTAATGGATATAATCCATATAAATCTGGTACGTTTGCTTATTGGCAATCAACAGATGAATATCCTTGTGATGTTGCTATGTGGGGAAGTCTTGCAGGTACAAAAATAAGACATCATAAATTTCCTGATATTCTTGTAAGTCCTGCATTTGAAAGTGCTACTCCTGTTGTTGTTGGATCAACGTATGATGTAAGCATACAAGGACCGCAAGCATTATATCCTTTAGGTGTTAGAGTGGATATAGATCAAATAAAAACTCTACTTACTAGTGCAGGATTAATTGATGAGATTCAAGGATTCAAAATTGTACGTGGCAATAGATCAACCAATAAGTCTATTGTAGGCAAAGGTATTGTACGTAATATTGGTAAATATACTCGTGAAGGAACTACGTACATGTTTCCTAACTATCCATACAATGACCTTAGAGTAGATCCATTTTTATTAAAAAATAACAATGCTTACATAAATGAATGTTATTCATGGGATGTAGAAATGGCAACTGCAGGAGGTACTGTTCAATACACAAATTGTTCAGATGGAAATGCTACTGTTTATACATTTATTACAGCAACAACACACACTTTATATTCTACTACAAAACCTCTTTTATTAACTGGTACATTAGGACCATCAGGTATTACTTATGTTAATACTAACGCTTATCAAACATATACTATTATAGTAAATGCTGTAGGACAAACAACAACAATTAGAATTTATGCTAATGCTATTATCTATTACGATATTCCTGTAACTTATGGTACTCCATTAACCACTGTTTCATATACTGGTCTTCTAGGTCGTCCTATTTGGATATCTGGTTCTAAAGACTTTAGTTTATTTATAAATGATCAGATGACTCCTGGTGGAACTAATGATCCTCTAATCACTACTCCATTAAATGCATATGACAATCCTAACTTCTCAAGAGCTAGATTTGTATTTAATTCTCCTGAAACATCATTTGGACAACCTACGTTAGGTAGTGTTCTAAAGATGGAAAATGTTATATTTGGTGCAGGCAAAGGTCATTTTGTAGAAGTTAAAAATAATGCTCAATACAAGTTATTAACTAGCACTGTACAACAAAGTGCATTAGATTCAAGTTTTACAATTGCTAATAGTACAGGTACATTTGATGCCAATGCTATGTTCACAACATATCAAGCATACTTACAGATATATATTAATGGTATTAGTAGAAGTAACTTTGCCTATTCATTTAACTCTATAGCTAGTTATGATTATTCTGATGTTATTAATAACGGTTTAGGAGTAAAACAAAGAATGTTAGCTACTTATCAGTATTTAACACCTGGTGTACAAGCCGTTAATGATATATATGATATTAACAATTATCAAAGAGAAAGTTCTGTATTCTTAAGGACAGATACAGATGCTAGTTCTGGTACAACGATACCTATACCATTACCTTTTCCAAGTGATTCACCTAGTGTATACAATCCTTCTACATCACCTCCATCTTCTAAAATACCTGATACATCTAGATTCATTCCTTCTGAATTAGCTAACTGTTCACAGCCTGAGAAAGAACAAGCATTTAAAACAGTTACATATTACGCATCATTAAAGAATATATTTGTTAATCAATGGGGAGAGTTATATACATATCAAACTATTGATACAGGATTCCAAGTGGAAGATATATCTACTACTAGTGGAATATCAGTTGTATTTGGTGGAGATACATTTATTAGTAAGTTTGCATTTAAAACAAAGCTTCCATTCTTTCTAGATAATCGTGTAGGTGCTCCTGATGATAGTGCAATTAACTTTGATGAGATTGGTAATGTAGCCTATCCTAGATTTTGGCATTCAGCAAGATCTGTATTAAGTAATTACCAAACAGCAAATGGTCGCACATTAGATAATATCATATCAATTAAGGCTCACAACTTTGATTGTGCTTACCTTCCAGTAGCTGGATTTCCAACTACAACATCACCTGTAACTACTGCTGTTCCTAATGTAACACCTAGTTTTACAAACGCAGCTGCTACTGGTAAGATGTATTTGTTTGCTTATGGTATTCCTTATTACTATTGTGAGAGTTCTATTAATGTAGACTTACGTCAAGCAATTAATAATAGAGAAGGAGACTACTATCCACGTGTAAGTTCTAGTATTCCTGATAGCTGGGTACAACAAACAAACGTACCAATTGCTTTAGATAATACTTATTACTACAATGCAAGTTATTCTAAACAGAATACAGAGAATTTCTTCTCTCACATTCCACAAGGATGGACAGGTATATGTCAAACAAATTATCCATTTAGAGCAATCTATTCAGATCAACAAGTAAGTGATCCTACAAATAGAATCAATAACTGGTTAACTTATAGGGCTGTTTCTTATTTTGATTTTCCACAAAATTATGGAGACTTAACAGCGTTAGATGGTATACAGAACAAGGCTATCCTTGCTCGCTTTGAGAATAAATCATTGTTATACAATACAATGCTTACAATCAATACAAGCAATCCACAAGCTGCGTATCTTGGTAATTCTAGTTTATTTAGAAGTGCTCCTCCAGTAGATTTTGCTGAGACAGATCTTGGATATGTAGGCTCTCAGAATAAGATGTTGTTAAAGATTCCTCAAGGACAATTAACAGCAGATGCTAAACGTGGACAGATATTCTTAATTTCAGAAAATCAAGCTGTAGATATAACAGCTTTTGGATCTGGGGTTAATCGTTTCATGACTGACCATTTAGCCTTTGAGATATTACGCTTCTTCCCAGAAGCTGATACAGATAACAATTTTACTAAGGTTGGAATACATGCTGTATACGATAGCAAGTATGATAGAATAATCATCTCTAAGCTTGATTACATTCCACAACCTCAGTGGATTTCAACAATGACTTACAATACTGTCACTAAAGAATATTATGTAGATGGTGAAGTGGTGCAGTTGTTAGACCCAGTTTACTTTTGTAATAAATCTTGGACTCTATCATTTAACTTAAATACAAAGAGTTGGATAAGTTTTCATAGTTATATTCCAAATTATTACATAGCTGAGAATAACTTCTTTTATTCAGGATTGAATCAAGGATGTGATTTAGACTTTGTAGCTGCTATAGAAGCAGGAGAAAATTGTGCATTACTTGGAACAGCAACAAGAACATTATCTTGTAATCTAGCAGGAACTGCAACAACACTTTAAATAGAAGACCAATGCCTAACTGTAATTTATTAGGGACTGCCGTCATAGCAAAACAAATCTTTGTTAAAATAACAGAGATGGGTTATAGAACAAGTTACTTTAACGTTACCGATAACTTAGGTAATGTGTTAGGAACTAACGTCTATAAGAACGATCTATGCGATGGTATTTATTATTATGTTCCTTATAATGCTACAGAGATTATTCTTGAATCAGTAGGCAAATGTAGATTCTTTTTACATAGAGAAATCATTCAATTAAGTCCTGCACAAATTGCAGCTCTTGAATGTAATGTAGTTAATACAGGAACTTTGTGGAGACACCTCACTGATACAAAATTAACTAATAACTACTATGGAAACATAGAACCTTACATTATTGAATATCCATTCTTCTATCAATATCAAGATGAGATTCTTCAAAATGTAAAAGACTATACGATTGCATATAAGTATCTTCCTATAGTTGATGGTGTATTTAATGAAAATGCTAAAATACAAACAAACAATCAGTATTTTAATAAGGTGATTATTTACAATGGTCAACAATGTACAGGATTATTAAAGCTGGTACCTAAGCCAATGAATAATTTAGCTGCTTACAATACTTATCCTATTTACAATACAGATAGTAAAACTATTCTTTATACAAAGAGTGATAGCTTCTATCAATACAATACATTCTGGTCATTAGTTAAAGATAGAGAGCAACCTTTATTTAATACTGGTTGTGAATCATTATCTATAGATAAAGTGTTAAACCAATCTAACATGGACTATGGTGTTAGATCATTCCAAAAAGATACAATGAGAGCTAAAGGTGTATTGATAAGACACATCTTAGATGATACATCAGATGCTCACTTAGTATCACAGTTTATAATTAGCAGTTCAATGATTAGTTACAAGTAATTATGAAATATTATTTATATAGACATATTAGATTAGATAAAAACGAACCATTCTATATTGGTATAGGTACTAAACAACCAAGAGTTCATCCCAATATAAAATCTGAGTATAGACGAGCTTATGAGACAAATAGAAAAACCTCAGCTATTTGGAATTATATAGTAAACAAAACTAATTATGATGTACAGATTCTTTTTGAGTCAAATGATTATAATTTCATCAAAGAAAAAGAGATAGAGTTTATTGCTTTATATGGTAGAATAAATATCAATACAGGAATACTTTCTAATTTAACTAATGGTGGAGATGGAACAATTGGTTATGTTGCTAGTAAAGAACAAATTGAACAACATAAAAAATTTATGACAGGTAAAAAAC